GAGTACAGTTATATGAAAGAGAATGTTTGGGGTGAGATCATACAGCCGACATTAGCAGAAACAAGAGGCAAAGCGCTTTTTGTTGGTACGCCGACAGGAACGCAAAATCACTTCTATAACTTATTTGTAAAAGGTCAGCAGGATAATAATGATTATAAGAGCTGGCAATTTACTACATTAGATGGCGGCTTTATTTCTGAAGAAGAAATAGAAAATGCTAAAAAGAATTTAGATAAAAGGACGTTTCAACAAGAGTACGAGGCGTCTTTTCTTACAGCTGCTAATAGAGTAGCTTATAATTTTGACAGAAGTATACATTGCAAGGTAATGGAAAAGAGTCCAAGAATGTTTTGGGGCGTGGACTTTGGTGTAGCAAGTTATATGACTGCAGTATTATGTTGTGAGAACACAGCTGGTGAAGTTTATGTATTTGATGAGATCAGCTTACAGAACAGTAATACATTTGAACTGGCAGAGCGTATGAAACAGATAGCGCACTCGATACCAGTTTATCCTGATCCAGCAGGGAAAGCTAGGACCAGTAATAGTACTAAATCAGATCACATGATCTTACAAGAGGCAGGATTCACAGTAATAAGTAAAAAAGCTAATCCTACTCAGAGAGATAGAATTAATGCACTAAATAAGATGCTAGAAGATGCTACAGGTAAACGCAGGTTATTTGTTAATCCTAAATGCAAAAACCTAATTCGTGATCTTGAATTATGTACAATGGAGAATGGACAGATCTTAAAAACAGAAACATTATCGCACCATATAGATGCGATCTGTTATATAATGGATTATAGATACGGCTTTAGAGGCAAAGGAACAGCAATACAATGGTAATGTTTGCATTAGGATTTTGTGTAGGAGTAATTACTACTATCTGCATAGCAATATCATGGGGACACCGATTAAGTATAAAAGAAGATGAGATAAATAGAGAAATAATAAAAGAGTTTCAGGATAAGTTCCTGCAAAACTCTGAGGAAAAATTATATGAAAAAAGGTATGAATCATGATTATTTATAACTTAACAGAAAAAATGTTATATGATCTTCTTATGGATACAATCGAAGAAGGACATAACCAAGAATTAGAATCTAGAGAACGCATGCTAGATTATTATGAAGGATTAAACTTAGAAAATGATATTAAACAGTATTTTGATAGTGATTCACTATCTCAGATACCTCCAATGTATATCAATTTAGTGCGTCAGATCATAGATCGCAGAACGTTAGTATATCAACAATCGCCGGTAAGATACAATGAAAAGTATAATGAAGTATTAGGTGATTTTGATAGTGTTATGAAACAGTTCGAGCAGCTAACATATTTATTAGGTACAGAAGCTTTATATACGCACTGGGACGACAACAAGAAGGTATTGAAATATAGACCGATCCATTTCTTTACACCGTTTTTTAGACCAAATGAAGATGAACCGTTTGCTATTATGTATCAGGCAGAGTCACATTTACAGGCAAGAACAGAAGATGCACAGTATATGTTTTGGAGTAAAGATACAGAAGATATGGAAGGTAAACACTTTATGATCTCGTCACGTGGTAAGATGACATCTATTGTACCAGATGATAGAAATCCGTACGGTGATATATTACCATTCAATATAGCACACAGACATCCGTTTACAAGAGACTTCTTCAGAGAAGGAGCATGTGATCTAGTTGATGGTATGAGATCTATTAATATTATGTTAACAGAGCTTGCTTTACACGGTCGTATGCAGTTAGGTCAGCCTGTTTTTACCGGTTTGGACACAGAGCAACGTATTACAATGGGACAAGATAAAGCACTAGTGCTGCCAGAAGGTTCTAACTTTAATTATGTAACACCTAATGCTAATGTAGAAGCTATGATTAAATCTACGCAGTATATGGTAGACAGTTTAGCACAAGCTAACAATGTACGTATTAACTGGGCAGATAAATCAGCAGAAAGTGGTTTGTCTAAGAAAATGGCGCAGCTCGATTTAATGGACGCGTTAAGATCAGACACAGAGCAGATCTACAGACCATTTGAAAAACAACAATTTGAAATAGCTAAACGTATCTGTGAAGTATCTGGCGGTATTAACTTAACAGATCAATTTAGTGTTGACTTTGCCGAGAGAGAAGTACCAATGTCTACAGATGAAGAAATAAAATACTACACATGGGCATTTGATAATGATCTTGAAACAAGACAAAGCTATTTAAGAAAAAAGAATCCTGATCTACAAGATGAAGAAGTAGATGGTATTATAGAACAGTTAGACAGTGAAAAGCCGCAAGAGGCAGATGAAACAGAATCTATTATAGATAGAATAGGTAAGCAAGTTGGCTAAACTAGACTTTTATAATAAAGAAATAGCTAATATACAGGATCAGCTAATTAAAAAACTAGATAATCTAGTTGTCGGCTTATCACAGCTCTCCGATACAGAACTTATACAGGTTGCTAAGCAGCTAGACTTTTTTGATGAAATGGATAAGCTGGGTTATAGTACACTGATCCAGAAAGTAAGATCAACATATGCAAATGAAATAGCTGATATATATGCAGCGCTTGGTGATGATCTAGCAAAAGTATCTATGGCTAATATAAATGCAGTAAAAGAGTTGATTGAGTTTGAGTTGACGTATTTAACAGGCGGTGCTGCTAATTATAGTAATCAATTGCGAACTGCTATGCTGCGTGGAATTATAACGGGGGAAAGCAATACACAGATCATAAGTAACCTTAGCAGCAGCTTTGGCGTTGGTACGTATATTAGTAGCGGAGAAGCTTCTTTTTTAATTAATGATGCATTTGCTACATTTTCTAATGCTGCAAGAGCTAAAGCGTATGAAGAGTTTCCAGATACAACGTTTAAATATGTAGGACCAAAAGATGATAAAACAAGAGATGCCTGCAGACAAGTTTTTAAAGAAGTTGCTAAGCGAGGGCCATTGACTATAAAAGAGATCAATACATTGAATATACCGGGTTTTGAAGGATTTGCTAGAAGAGGCGGTTATAACTGTAGACATGATTGGATTAAATCATGAAACTATTCGAAGTACCTAAGGTAAATAACAGATTTATGAAACTAATAGCTCAGGAGGCTATTGATCTTATTATTTCAGATGCAGATAACGGTGTATTTCAAAACAATGCTAGAAAAAAGCCTTATAAAAGCAGTACATACGAAAAGTATAAAAGAAATAATATGCAACGCTTTACTGATGGTAAAAAATTGAAAAGATTTGAAAACCAATCTACAGATACTACAACGCAATATATAAATATGCGTTTAACAGGCAGAACATTAAGAGGTATGCGAGCTTCATCAAAAAAAAATACTGCTGTAATTACATATGACCGCGGTGAAATTGTGTTAGGTAATAAAAAAACAAATATTTATGATCTTAGACAGGTAAACAAAAATAAATTATTTAGAAGTGTCGAAAAGCTGTATGACCGTAATATCAAAAAGTATACAGCTAAGACTATAACCATAAAATAGGAGGACAGATGTCCGAAGAAAATAAAACAGTAGAAGAACAAGCAGTAGTAGAAGCTCCTACACAGGAACCAGAAGTAAAAGAAGAAGTAGGATCACTAATTGCAGAAAGCAAGAAGTATCGTACGCGAGCTCAAACAGCAGAAGCTGAGTTAAATGAACTCAAAGAAAACCTCAAACTTCAAGAGACAAAACAGCTTGAAGAAAAAGAGGAGTTTAAATCTTTGTATGAGAAGATGAAAGATGAAAATGAACAGTTAAAACCTGTTGTTGAACAATTTCAGATTCAAGAAAAACAAAGACGTGAACACCTGCTGTCTCAACTTTCAGATGACGAACAAGAAATCTATGTAGACCTGCCGACAATTAAGTTGGAAAAGCACATTGAAAGATTGGGTAATAAAAAAGTGCAAGTATCTGATGCCAAAGAGGTTACTTCTAGCGGCAAATTTGCAGAAAATACTAAGTTTTCTGATCTATCTATGGAAGATAGAAATGCAGCTAAGAAGAATCCTAAGCTTTGGAAACAGATCGTAGACGGCTATAGAAATTAAAAACTATATTTTTCTAAGGAGGAAAATTAAATGGCTGATGGAAACGTAACGCCTACCACGGCGGCCAATTTTATTCCACAAATGTGGAGAGACGCGATTTTAGATTATGCTGAGCGTAAATTTGTTTTACGTAATCAAGTATCTGACTTCTCATCAATGTTGGCTAATGGTGGCGACATCTTAAACATACCTAAGGTTGCTGAAGAAACTGCTGCATCTAAAAGTGCAGGATCTGCAGTAACATATACTAACAACACTGACGGTGTTATTCAATTAGCAGTAGATCAACATCACTACGAAGCTAAAAGAATTGACGACATCGTAAGAGTACAAGAAAGCGCTGATCTGTTCAATAGCTACACAAAAAGCATGGGCTATGCCTTAGCTAAAAAAGTAGAGAACTACATTGCAGCGTTAATGCAAACAGCTTCAGGTAATGACGTACAACTAGCAACAGACGATGTAATGACTGCTGCTCTTGTTAGAGACGGACTTGAAAAACTGTTAGATGCTGGCTATGACTACGGCGATGGCGATACATTTATGTACGCATCTCCTAAAGCATACATGTCTTTACTTGGCTTGGGTGACTTCACTGACGCTCAGGTAAGAGGGGATCAAGAAAATCCAAACGTAACTGGTAGATTAATTTCTGCTTACGGTATGGAATTATACCCGAGTACTGACTGGGCAGAAGGTGGTACTGCTACTACTGAAACAGCTTCTATTTTTAGAAGAGAATCAATGTACTTTGCTCAACAAGTAGCTCCAAGAGTTCAATCATCTTACGATATTGACCACTTGGCAACTTCTGTTGTTGCAGACGTACTATTTGGTGCAGCTTTATCACACGCTGCTAACAGTACTTCTTTAGGTATTGTTAACTTTAACAACGTTTCTTAATAACGTAGTTAAAAACAGTAAAATATGGGCCTATTTTAATATAGGCCTATATTTACCACGTAATTAAAATTTTAAGGAGCTCTACATGCCAATATATGAATATAAATGCACCTGCGGTAAACAGTTTGATGTGAAACAGAGCATGAATGATGAAAAACTTACAAAATGTGATCCAGAAATACATGATTGTGAAGAAAATGGATCTGTTACAAGATTAATGGGTAAACCGTTGATCTTATCAGATGATATAGGCAGAGGAGTAAAGCGCATGACAGATAAAAAACTTTATAAAGAATTAGACATAGATTAATGAGTAGTAATACAAATTTAGGAAATACACCGGTTAATCAGGGTTATACGCAGCTGATCCATACGGGTGAAACTGGAGGGATCGATGGCACACTTCGCACGCTATATGATGGAGATGGCACAGCTAGTGATCTACAAATTGCATCTAATGCTGTTAAGGTCTCTACCACTTTATATATTGGATCAGATACCATACAAGAGTATATACAAGATACGGTTGGCGCTATGTTGGTTACCAATGCAAGTCATAGTAATTTATCTGCTGCTTATGATGACAGTGGTGATGGAGCGATTGATCTAACAGCTACTGGAGAAGTAACACTTACAGGATCACAAACTCTTTCTAACAAAACTTTAGCAAGTCCTGCTTTTACTGGAGATATAGATTTTAGTGATGCTTCAACTCCAAAGTTTACTATAACAGATACTACAAATACTGTTAAAACTGAAATTAGATCACAGGACTCGACTGGATATATTGGAACAACATCAGACCATAATCTTGGTATTATAAGAAATGGTGTAGGACAAATTACTCTTTTCGGTGCATACACAATGCATAACAATGGTGGTAATGATATAGATTTTAGAGCAAAAGATAGTAGTGGTAATGTAGTATTTAAAGTAGATGCA